ACATAAATGTCGTTTTCACTACCCATTGTTACGCCGTGTTGGACATAATCTTCCACTTTTCCGAATATCTCATTTATTGCAGCCACTACATTATTTTTTGCTGTTGTTAATAGATTAGAAAGTGTACCGACTAAACTGTTAGCATGGTTTTTGGCATTGGTTTCAGCTGCATCAGCTTTTGCCTGAGCACCGGCAGGGGTTTCATGTCCACTATGAGGAGCTGCAGAGGCCTTGTGCGCATTAAGTGCTTGGCTTACTTCAGCCACCTCTTGGTCTGTGTATGCTTTTGCAGACGCTAATGCTGAGCCTGCTTTAGCATAAGCACCGGCAGGGGTTTCATGCCCACTATGGGGTGCTGCTTTTTGCTCGTGCGCATCAGTATATGCCTTCGCATTTGCTTCGGCAATATTAGCCTTCGCCTGAGCGCCGGCAGGGGTTTCTTTTGTTGCCAATGCATCATCATGTGCTTTGAGCGCTTGATCGATTATGTCTGCATTATCATTAAAATCCTTGACATTATAAAAATCTTCTTCAGCTGGTTTCTTCAAGTTATAGTTTTGCGTATATTCAGCCATCAGCTAACACCTCATTTCTTAATTGGTAATGTGTATACCTGCTTAACTGCCTATGCGTAAAATTCGCTAGAGTAAGGTGTTGGTTATATCTCAACTCAACCGTAGCAACAATGTTTGCTGGTACCATCTGCCGGGTAATTCTGGCCACTTCATCAAACATACGCTTTCTTGTGAGTTCGATTTTGATGTTTAGACTATACTCACCGGCATTAAGCTCAATTGCATAACCATCCGGTCCGCAGAGATTATCCAAGCGTTCAAGCAAGACTCGATATGTGTAAGGAAGCTTATCGCTCCATAAGCCCTGCACCCTGAACCGTCGAGTTTCCAGAGTGTCATCAGCGAAGGGAGAAATCTTCAGCATCTTCTCCCTCCTGGCAATACCTCTTTCTGTTGCTGTTTGAATGAACTGGTCGTTCACGATGTCCTCTATTGCCTGTTCGAGCTGCTCAAATAAGGGCTCCTCAATTTCAGCTATCTTTTGAAACTCCTTCAATTCTTGCATTATAGGTGGCCACAAATCTAAAATCTTTATCATTGTGGCGTCACCTCACCCAATACAGGAATTTCATACGGGTCAAGCTCAATGTTTTGCTGTTGGCCATTGAGCTTGGTATTTTGCACATCTACAATGCCCGTTATGGCCAACATCCTTACCTCAATTTGACTTATCCGCACCACTAACGTTTGCGAATCGGCCCACTCACCGCGAAGTTCTGCGAAATAATCATTTATAGCTGCTTCTACAGCTGGCTTTACATCCTCCCAAGTATAGCCTGTTTGCAAGGTAATTTGTGGCTCAACATCTATTTCAATTTCTTCCACGCCGACAACAGTAACAACATGGCCAATAGGTGCTATTCCATACCCTTGCCCTTGATTCTGTTCCGGGTCTACGGCAGTCTGTACTTCATCAATAAGAGTAGGCGAGGGTTTGTTATAATCGCTATCTATTATAGTCAGCTTCACGGTTCCCCCGCCGTTCCATATCGGCTCCACTTTTACGCCACCTACTCCCGGAAGGGCGGTTACCTTTTGTTTGTAATCGGCAATATTGCCGCCATAGGCTTGGCTGACTAGGCTTTCAAAATACCTCTGCCGCAGGCTTTCGTCTGTTTCTTCGTCCTCCCCCGGGATGAGAATATCGGTTAATTCAGCGGTTACACCGGAAATGTTGTCGATGTTGTCAAGCAGGCCGGAGTAAACATTCCCGACGCTACCAGGCTGTTCACATTCAGCCTTGTATTCTAAATCTGTCAATTTCTCAATTATGATATATGTCGTGTCTTCCAATCCCCACCTGGTGCCAACATCTACTGGGCCGGTTGTAACAACCTTTCTTATCGCTTTTGTGGCAGGACGCCTTGTTACCCCTAATTCGGCTGTTCTTCGAGAAAGAAATTCCCCCACAGCTGTATCGGCAAAGAAAAGGTCAACATAATTTTGCAGCATGAAATATGCTTCGGCCAATTTATAAGCTGCAGGAGCTAACGCATCATAAATAATAGAGCCCTCTCGTTTATCTATGTCTGAGGGAACTCTTGAAAGCATATCATTAAGTATATTCTCATAGGTCATGTTTTCCCACATCAGAAATTCACCTCCTGGGAGACTGTGAAATTGCCGAATATGCTATGAACATCAAAAGTGCATTTTATTTCATCACCGTTTGCTTCAAGCTTGAAATTATCAACTTCCGAAATTCTATCATCTCCAAGGAGGCACTCCCGAATCCTTCTTTTGAGCTCGATTTGCACATATACAGGTTCTTTGCCCAGTAAGTTCTCTAGCTCAATCCCATAATTAAAGCTATATATCGGGTACTCGTACCTCTCGGTGTTGAGCACCTTATATATAGCTTGTTTGAGAGCCTGCAGGTTGTCTGTATACCCCTGGATTCTATCGCCTGCTATTTTATAGGTCCTGCTTGTTTCTATGCTTTCTTCGGGATTTAATTCAATGTCTATAGATGATTTTGGTATCATTCGGAGATCACCTCCAGGATAAAAAACTGTTGCCCGCCATGGTTTTGCAGCAGTCTCACCTTTTGGCCGGGATAGAGATTTCTTTTTAGGTTGCCCACTATAAGCTCATTCGGTATGGTGAGCTTATCGCTCACCTTTACACCGTCGCTTGTAACTGTTCCCACCAAAAGCCTGCATAATTTTGCATTGTTGAGGTAGTTTTGAATTATGGTCTTGATTTCGTTTATCATATCATCACTTCCAAACTCATTGTATGAACCGGAATAAACTCATGAGTGACCGACTTTACAATTAGTCTTTTGTTTAGGTCAATATCTTCTATCTGACCGTAAAAGCTCGTTCCTGCTCTTACTCTCACATCACCAAGGCAGTCCAGCTCCAAGGTTTCAACCTCCCTGTTATAAAGCTGCAGGAGCGTATCGGCCTTCGACTTGGCCTGTGAGGGATTGACATTTTTATCAAGCACCTCGAAATACTGCAGGAGGCCATATTTAGCTATGGAGCCACTGTCCTTGGAAATATAGACATCTCTTTTTCCTGTGCTTTCGTTGTCGGAAACCAGTTTGATCTGGTTGTAAAAATCATCATCAATTGATTTTTTATACTCGTAATCAAAAGCGAAACTTTCATCGCCAAGCACAAGGTCAAGCTGCAGCTCCTGTAGTTCACGGATTGCTATGCTCCCGAATTCGTCTCGCAGGCAGTACCATCTGCCCGTATTCATCAGGGTATCACTTATGGCAGTATAGATGATATCCAGCCAGGTCTTGTCGTCCTGGACGCTAACCGGCAGTTTATAGCCGGTACTGGTTAGACTCCCTACCCTAAGGCCGAAATAGTTACACATCTTCCGAACAAGGTTATCAATGGTATCGTTCTTCACCACAATCGTATCCTTTGCCTTGCAATATCTTAGTTGGTCATAAGCCGTTACTGTTATCTCTTTTCCTTTGTTCCTGCTTGCTTTAAACACATAACCATAAAAAATGTTAGTGCCATCATACTTAAACCTCACTACATTACCATTTTTGATAATCAGTTCATCGTCTATATAAGAAAACTCGAGCTTGCTACATCCGTCATTCAGTATATCTGTGTATGATACGGACTTCACAAGCTCGCTTATCTCGTATATTTTCCCGTCTACTTCGACTAAAAACTCCATACTCATGGTATCACCAGCTTTTGCCCCGGGTATATAAGGTTGGGATTCTTTATGATGTTCCGATTAGCATTATAAATCTTTGGATACTGCGCACCATTACCATAGTATTTCTTTGCTATAGCCCAGAGAGTATCGCCTGGCCGCACAACATACACCCTATTTGATTTTGGGTTAACTTTAGGTGTCGTGGACTCTTTCTTAACGGTTGCAACGGTTGCTTTGTTTGATTGCACTACAACAACGGATTTTTTACCATATTCCCTGTATTCCAAAAGCTTAAACGAGACATATTTGTCCCCTTCCTCGCCTGCTTTTTCGGTTACGGTCAGTTCTTCTATCAAGACAAGGGTATTTATATCGTCACCAATGCCATTACTAGCTATAAACCTCACTGGGGCTTTCTCGTTTCTCCACTGCTCAAAAAGCCGCAAATAAAAGTCTGGATCCCGGAAGCCTCCGGCAGTCTCAACATAATGCAAGGGCCGATGAGGGAATTCTGCTTCAAAACTATACTCCTTCAACTCCATGTGGGAGGGGATGGCAATTTGACCAAGTTTCAATATTTCGTATTTCTGGTTCGCTTGGACGCTGGTTGTTTCTATCTGTTTGGGATTGACCGGAAGCCTATATGTGACCCCGTTCTTGTCGAAAAATACTGCGTAACTCATGCATATACCCCCTCTGCGGCCATAGCAATTTCTTCCTGGAGTATCTTTCTTATTCTCTTAGCCACCTTATCAGCGTCAGCTGTTTCATGTACATCTCCAAATCGTACTGTTATATTAGGCGCCAGGGTGGCAGTGGTAAATTTGTTGATGTAATCTCTTTCAGCGATGTCACGCAGGTATTTA